GTTTTTATATAGGTGGTAGCATGTTTAAGGGTGTACGTCGTATACGTCGTATGCGCGTGGGGCATTATGCGTCTGGGTGTAGTGACTCGGATTGTGTGGGTTTGTTTGATTTTGTGATGGCGCATTATGCCGATGATATTGCTTTAATGCGGTTGAATTTATGGAATGATACGGGTGTGTGATAGAGTGTTGTTTGGCCTATTAGCTCAGTGGTTAGAGCGGCATCCTTATAAGATGTGCGGGTCGGGTTCAATTCCCGGATAGGCCACGGTTGTTGAGAATCGTTATCGTTATCGTTATTGTTAGTGTGATATATTAGGTCATGACATGCCGTTTGGCATGTTGTGGCCTTTTTTGTATGAGGTATATGCATATGGATATGAGTTCTATCGCCGCCCTTGTGGGTAGTGTGGGTTTCCCGATTGTCGCGTGTTGTGGGATGGCGTGGTTTATTGCCACGACGTTTCGTGATTTTAATAATTTGATGACGAAGAACAATGTTTTGACTGAAGAGCTTATAGCCTTGCTTAAGAATGATAAGGGGGATGATAATATTGATGAAACGAATATGGCGTAGCATATTGGCGTGTGTATGCGTGTTGTCGTTGGTTTTTGTGCCGTCTGCATACGCGGACATGCGGGGTTTTGACGTGAGCAATTGGCAGTGTGATATCGATACGTATGTGCTCGATGCTGATTTTGTTGTGGCCGGTGCGACTTGGGGTGTTGGCGGTTTTAATAATGTCTGTTTGGTTAATGGCGTTAATCAGGCCGCAAATTATCAGCTTGGGCGTGCAGTGGACAGCGGTAAAAGTATCGGCGTGTATCATTATGCAATGGGCAATGATGCGGTTGCTGAAGCTGATTTTTTCGTAGATAACGTTGTCGGATATGTCGGGCGTGCCGTGCTTGCGCTGGATTGGGAAGCCAATGACAACCCGCAGTTTGGTAATGGGGCGTGGGTTGAGTCTTGGGTTCGTCGCGTGTATGACCGCACGAAAGTGTGGCCTATCGTTTATACGGGGGCGTATTCGTTGGGGCAGCTCACGCCGTATGTACGTGAGCATTGTGGTGTTTGGGTTGCACAATATGCGTCGAACGCGCCGACTGGTTATCAGGCGGTGCCGTGGCTTTATGGCGCGTATGGTGAGGCCATGCGACAGTACACTTCTAATGGTTATGTGTCGGGTTATGGGCCGTTGGATTTGAACTATTTCCGTGGCGAGCGGTGGCAGTGGGAAGCGTATGCGCGTGGTGAGCGTGATGACGGTGTTTCGGCTCCGGCACCGGAACCGGCACCGGACGCGGGTTGCGCGTCTACGTGTGTTACGGTCGGGTCGGGTGACACGTTGTCCGGTATCGCGGCGGCGACTGGTTTGGGGTCGTGGTCTGATTGGTCGGGGTATGCGTCCGGTAATCCCAATGTGATATATCCGGGCGAAACCGTTTGCTATGGCGGTGGCACTGTTGCGCCGTCGAATACGAGTGCGGCGCGTACGTATACGGTGCAACCGGGTGATAGTTTGTGGGCTGTTTTCGGTACCGATTGGGCGCGTGTCGCGTCGGTTAATGGTTTGTCTAACCCGAGTTTGATTTATCCGGGTCAGATTTTGCGTTACTGATAATCATTGTTAATAATCGGCGTGTTGCAATTGCGCACGCCGATTTTTTATGTTATAAATATATGTGTTAGCAAAAATGTTAACAGAAAAAAAAAACAGATGCAAAGGATAGTAATATGCGCAAGATTTGTAAGGTAATCGCTGATAGCGATATCAGCTACTATGACCGAAACGGCGAGATGAAAATATTTCACACCACCGGAAATATTCGCACCGTTGAAAATGCAGTTAAAGTGCTTATGGACGCGGGTATCGTCAACGTCCTGATTGATGATATCACCGTACATAAGACAAAGTATGCAATGGACGTTGACACGTTCATCGCGAATGCCGAACGTATCGTAACCGATACCGATAACGATACCAATAACGATAACGAACCCGAGTTCTGATTATGGAAGGAAACATCATGACCGAGACTAATGAACAGATGAACGACACCGCTAATGAAACCGCCCAGACCTCTGTTGACAATTATCGTTACATTTGTACGATGGACAACAGCACTTTTGAGGGCAAACGTGCCATTGTCAACGCGCGTAACAGTGCATTGTCGTTGAACGCTATCGGTGACACGCCGATAACGGTCATTGGCGCGTATACCGCGCCGGGCGTGCGGTCTCAGACGGGGCAGAAGTGCGTTAACGTCTATCTTTTTGCAAATGACGGTAATACGTATTTCAGCCAGTCGCAGGGCATTTATCGTAGCGTGTTGGATATTTATGATATGTTCCCTGATTTTAACGCGCCGAACGGTATCCCCGTGACAGTGAAAAAGACACCGCTTGGTGGTGGCAGGTCTACTAAGTCGCTTGAAATTAAGTAGTTTGATATCAAGTAGTTTGAAATGAGAAAAAGCGCCATAAAATAATATGGCGCTTTTTTTATGAGGGTGGTGGAATCATGCCTAGAGCGCATAAACAGGCTGACGTTTTAACCGCGAAACGCAAGCGCGTGCGCCGTGCGATAAACAGTCTGAAAAAAAGTATCACGGACGCCATGCCCGAGAGCGAGATAAACGCGCGACGGGATTATATCCGGCGGCTTGAATCGCAGTTGAAAAAAACATATGTCGGGCGCGTGAGTAATCGCGCCATACGTGAAGAATTGTATCAGCGCGCCAACGAAACCGCTGATACGCTTGTGCGGCAGGTATGCGAGGTGCGCGGCGGCAAGGGCCGCGCAATGGAACGCAGACGGTCATTTAACATTTTCCGCACCGAAATGAGAATGGCGTCTAAGGGGTTGCCGAGCGCGTTGGGGGAGCTCGGCCGGGAAAAAGTTAAGATTTTTTGGCGATACACACAAAACATATGGCAGAAACCTAATATACCGCCTGATAAACGTTTGGAGGCCGTGATGAAGGCATATGACGCGGACTCGTTGAGTGAGCTTTTTGATACCATTATGACACGCAATGAAAAAGTGTTGCAATACGCCAAAAGCATGAAGGCGCATACGGGCGAGTTGGAAGATTATACGGATACCGACGGTGGTAGTCCGATATGGCTGGTGGCGGTTTCTCCTGACGTGGTACGATGAAAGCACGGAAAGAATATAGGGTAGCGGCGATATTTGACACCGAAACTACGAATATCGGTGAGGGTGCCGAAACGCGCGCGTATCCGATATTGTATATTTTCAACGATTTGCGGGATATCCCGTTGGAATCGTATACGCCTGATACGGACGATGTACGTTTTTACCGGCGCACGTCCGAAGCGTTGGCGTACATTGATGATTTGATTACGTATGGTCGTGCGCATGGTTATGTGCCGATAATCGCGGCATATAATCTCATGTTCGACATGCAGACTCTCATGCTGGAATTGGCGCAGTCGTATACGATTGAGGTCAATGCGCAGACCGCTACTAGCGTGTACACGCTTGATTTGTGCGTTGATGGTGATGTGGTGTGCCGTTTTTGGGATACGTTCTATCTTGAAATGGGCGGCCTACGCGCTATGGGTGAGACGTGCGGCTTACCTAAAGCGGTGGGCGATTGGGATTACTCGTTGGTACGTACACCCGAAACGCCATTAACCGAGGAAGAACTATTTTACGCGCGGCGTGATGTGCAGGTGATACCGCAGTATCTGCAATGGCTAATGCGTGCAAACCATTGGCTCACGCCTGACATGTTGGGATGCCGCGTATTGACCAAAACCTCGCTCGTGCGGCAGATGGCGCGCCGTGAGATTGGCGGGCGGCGCGTCACGTTGCAGGGCGGCAAGAAAATCACGTTACAACGCGCGTTTGAAACGACGTGTAATCAAGAGTTTCCGAAAAACTACGAGTCCTATGCGTTGCGTAAAGCATGTTTTCGTGGCGGATTGACGTTTACGAGCGCGAAAACCGCTAGCGTTGTCGTTGATAACGTAGCGTCTCTTGACGTTACGTCAATGCATCATGCGTTTATCAACGGGCGACGTTTGCCGGTTAAATTCGCGGTTGCCCCGCCGGAAATTTTGCAAATCGCGTGTGAACATATCGTTAGTACGCCGCTTGAAGATGTATTGCGTAATTATAGTGACCCGTTTCGCATGGGGTTGCATGTTGCGATACGTTTTACAAACCTTAGATTACGGGAAAACACATGTTTTGCCGATTGGGGTATTGCAATCTGCCCACGTTCCAAGTTTGTACGGACGTTGCAGGCGGACACCGATTACAGCAACAACGAGCGCGCGAAAACACAGGAAAACAGTATCAGGGCGCACGGCTACGTTGATAGTGCCGTTAATCCGACGTTTGCTTTTGGTAAATTGTATCGGGCGGACGAATGCATCTTGCACGTTAATGAGATTGAGCTGTGGAACGTGGCACAGGTGTATGAATTTGACGAAATGCATGTGTTGTACGGCGAAGCCACCACTAAAACGATTGTCCCGCCCGATTACGTGACCCTACAATCTAACATGCTGTTCGCGCGTAAAACCGACGTTAAAAACCTGATTAAACACTACACCGAGGGTGTGCCGTATGCGGGTGATATACCCGAGTCGATACCCGAGGGAATCGCACGTGACGCTAGGGTGGGTACGTTGAGCGTGAAATTTTTACAATCCTATTACGGTAGCACCGTTAAGGGACAATTCAATGGTATCTATGGCACTCAGGCGCAAGACGTCATGAAAGCAGATTACCGTGTGACGGAAACCGGTGAACTGGAAGTAGATAAGGCCACGGTCTGCACTCCTGAGAATTTTGCGAAAAAGCGTCCGAAGACACCGCGTGTGCTGTACACGTATGGTATGCGGATTGTAGCCGGTTCGCGTATGCATCTTGTGATAGCCATGATGCTGATATATCGGCGTTTCGGGAATCGCGTCACCGTCACGGGCGGCGATACCGACAGTCTGAAAATCAGTTGTGCCAATGACGTGACCGATACGGAACTGTTGGACGCGCTCGAGCCATTGCACACCGCGATAGAAAACGCAATTAATCTTACTATGAGGCGTGTACGAAACACCGCGCCCGATATGGCGTCAACGCTTGACCATATTGGCAAGTTCGAGGTTGAGGACTGTGGCGGCACCACTCGTTACGCCGAGCACGTGGAACTGTGGAACAAGGCGCGTGTAAGTCTGGATATGTCCGGGCGCGTGCATGTCACTTGTGCGGGCTTGCCACGGCCTGACGGCGTATACACTATTGAGGACTGTATCGAAGATATTATGTGTATGGGTCACGGGTTCGCGGAAACGATACGGGCGGCACTGGGTTATGACGTGTTGGTTGATTATGAGATTTGCCATACGTTGCAACGCAACCGTCCGCATGTGTGGGATAGGTACGTCGGCACCGTCACCGATTATCGGGGTACGACATATCATGTTGACGCGCCCGAGGCGATAGCGTTGTATCCGTCCGGCAGATGGCTGGGCGAATCGGACAAACAGGCCAACGGCGAGAATCTGACATACTTACGAAACATATATAATAGAAATGTGGAAACGACACCGCGCGAGCTTATTGTGCGGGACGGCAAACCTATGATTGTGAGTATTGATGGCGAAATATTATTATGACCGGCTTAAAACCGTAATATTGCCGCGAAACGCAGACGTTAATATGATTATCGGTGCACGGGGTTTGGGTAAAACCTACGGTATGAGAAAATACATGATAGAGGATTATTTGAAAAACGGATATTGTTTTGCGGAAATCGCCCGTTTTCGTGAGGAAAACAACGATGTCGCCGCAGACTATTTCGACCGTATTATAAAGGATAATATTTTTCCCGATTATGAATTTCGTACAACCAATAAAACAGCTGAAATACGACGGAAGAAAACCGGCAAAAAAGAAAATCCGTGGCGGATATGCGGTTATTTTATACCTTTAACCATGCAACAGCGAAAAAAGAAAAGCACATACGTGAGCGTGCGCAACATTTGCATGGATGAATTTATTATTGATAATGACGATAGATATCATACGTATTTGAAAAACGAGTTTGAACAATTGGCGAAAATTGTGGATACCGTGACGCGTGAGCGTGCCGATGATACCGAGCTACGTAAACCGAGAGTATTCCTTTTGGGTAACGCTTGCGACGCGTTCAATCCGTATTTTCGACGTTATGACGTGCCCCTCAATCCCGAGTATGGGCTGCAATGGCTTGATGGCAAAACATGTCTGTTCGATTACGTTCGAGATGATGACTATGCCGAGCAAAAGGCGACGAACACCGTTGCGGGGCGTATGCTGAAAAACAATGATGATATGACAGCGAAAAACAAGTTTAGGCAATTTGATACCGATTTTATCGAAAAACCGCATAAGCACGCAAAACTCACGTATGTGTTCCGTTGGTTTCGGCAAGAATATGGCGTGTATGTCGATATGCGTTGCGGATATATTTTTCTTTCCGTGAAATACGACGGCGGCGCACATGTGCCATATTTTGCAATCACACGAGATGATAACAAATTGAATTACCTCACTGCGAATATGGCAAAAGAATTGATTAAAAACCTTACATCGTATTACGCGTTAGGCTATCTGAGATATGACACGGTGGAAACGCAACACGCCATATTTGAAATGCTCAAGAATTTCGGTGTAAAATAAACACGGCATACGTGAGGTGTCATAGTGATGTCGCTAAAACGCATTGTCGATAACCACGGTTGACTCCGGCGACGATGTGGCCGTGAGGGAAAAGCGCGCCGATTACCGCTATGAAACATGTCAACAGTATGTTATTCTTAAGTCGTACCGGTCATATACCGGTACGGCTTTTTTCATATATGAAAGGAAAAAACAAATGGATGACGAAACCACCGAGGAGAGGGACACCGCCGAACGTGATGACCTCACCCCCGACGAAGCGCACCGTGAAGGCGAATTCGATGACTTGCGCGACATGCTTTCACGTGTGCTTGATAAGATTGATACGATGAACGAGCGAATCGACGGCATCTACGACAATTTCACAGATTCCGTGGCGCAGATGGTCGAAAACGGCGCAACCGTCAAGGAAACCGACGATGACGCGGCTGAAGCAATCGCACAGGCGGCGGCTGAAGACTTGGAAAACCTCGATTACACACTGTAACGGATAGGAGTAAAATATTATGGCTGTAGACAATGCGACGATTTTGGATAAAGTCCGTACCAAGGGCACCGACGATTATCAGCAACGCATACCGAGCGCGACGCAAACCGGCGTGGCGAACACCATGCGTTATCTGTTCGACCCCATGAACCGCCAATATTTGAATGACTGTGTTTGGAACATGGTGAACCGTATCGGACTCACCGTGATGGCCCAGAACGCGCCGTTTGAGAACCCGCTGGCGATTTTCAAAAAAGAAAACCTCTACTGGGGTTCGACCGTGCAGGAAATCGCCGTCAAATGGATTAAGGCGCACGGGTACAAGGATGACGCCGAAACGCTTTTGAAGATGCACCGCCCCGAGTCGGCCGTCTGGTTTTATGAGATGAACCGTCGTGACCAGTATCCCATCTCATGGACAGATGACGAATTGCGGCAGGCGTTCGTTGATGATTACGGTCTGAACCGTTTCGTAGCGCAGATTATGGAGGCCCCGCGCAATTCCGATAATTACGATGAAATGAACATCATGCTTGCGTTGATACGACACTACGAACAAAACCTTGGTTTTTACAAGGTGCATCTTGACGCGGCACCGAGTGATGAAACGACCGCCAAGACGTTGCTCAAGGCGTTGCGTTCGACCGCCGGACGTATGCAGTTCCCAAGTACCCAGTACAATGCGTTGAACGTGACCGATATTCCGGCGTATGCGAACCCCCAGCAAATGGTGTTGTTGATTGAGCCTGAATATCTTGCGTCGATTGATGTTGATGCACTGAGTGCCGTGTTCCAGCTGGACAGGGCCGAAGTGCCGTATCGTATCGTGCAGGTGCCGAGCCTCGGCATCCCCGGCGCGGTCGCGTTGCTTGTTTCAACTGACTGGTATCAGGTGCGTGACACCATGTATGGCACTACGCAGTTCTACAATCCGCAAACTGTTTCCAACACGCTGTACCTTAATCACTGGGGCATCTATGGTGTGTCACCTTTCACCCCGTGCGCATTGTTCACCACCGACGCGGGTACCAGCATCAAGGTAGTGACGCAGACCGTGACAGGTTTCACATTGACTTCGACCACGGGCGACGTCAAGGCGGGCGACGTGGTACAGCTCACGCCGAAGCTCACCGCCACCGTCGAACCCACCGGCACCGCAATCGAGGTCGCGCCGAATTCCGCGACATACGAGGTGGCGGCCCGGCACGCCGCAGTGAAGGACACTCCCGGCGCGACGTTCCAGCTCGATTTCAACACGTTCGTTGATGACCAAGCACGTTTGCATGTCCAGCGCGGCGGTCTCACGGTGAACGACGTTATCACCGTGACCGGCACCGCGACATATGTCAACCCGAACGGGAAGACCACTGAGCATAAGGCTGTGTGCACTTTCACCGTCAAGTAGTCTTCATGTTAAAGTGGGTGGTGTTTCATGTTAAAGTGGGTGGTGTTTCATGTGAAACACCACCCACTTTTCGTATATGGAAGGATACGATATGGATTTTCCACATCTGCAAAACGCTACGACGTTTCCCGATACGGATACGCGCGTGTATGAACAGTACCGCAATGTTTTCGATTACAATATTTGGACGCCAAACACGGTAATAAAGTTGTGCCGTGTTAATTGGTACAATGATTATCATGATGTGGTGAAATTCCCCGATGACGCCGCAAGGGACGCATGGTTTGACAAACTGGACGGCGAAACCGTCAAGCTCACAACTAACATGTATATCGCACGCGCCGACACGGACGGTATAAAATTACCCGTACCGTACATGACGGCGCAACGGTATAATTACATTGTCGTTGATTTTTCGCATGATATTGTCAATACGCCGTATCAGAAAACCGACGTGCAGACACGCTATCACTTTTTCGTCACCTCGGTACGCGCGGAAGCGCCGAACACGACAACATGCACGCTTGCACGTGATGTATGGACGGACTATATCAACAGCACCACAATCAACGGTTTGCTGTTGTCACGCGGACACGCGCCATTGACCGAAACGACACCGCAAAAACTGCTGGAGAACCCACGGGCCAACTGTCGTGATTTTACGTTGCCCGACGTTGATTATGGCAACGCGGCCACAAACATTAGAAAAAGCACGCCGATTAACTTGCAAAACGGGACAAGATACATATGTTTGGCCGCAACGTTTTCCCCGCAACAATTGCAATCAATGAGCAATGTGCGCGGTACAAACGTCACGGACACTAATCCGTCATATACCAACGCCGACGAAACAGTCAATGATTTTGTATGGGGTGCCGGGAACATAAACACATCAAACGCAACCGGTGCGGGTACGTCATATAATTCCATTGACAACCTCACCGCAAGCAACGTGTACATGTACGCGCTGGAATCATCCAACATATCGGGTGATTATTTTGATGCAATGTTTGCGTATTATCCGCATATCATGTCACAAATCGTATCTGTTTTCGTTTCCACGGCAAGCATGATGCAATTAGGAACCGTCACTACGGTTAATGATGTGGAATGGCATACGGTCAGCGGCGCGCGCACAAAACTAGCGGACATTAATCTAACAATAAATGACTTCGGTTATTTGTCTGAGTACGCCAAAATAACACGACTGTACCTTGCGCCCTACGCACACTTGGAAATATCCGACAATATCGGCAATAAAACCCGGGTGGAAATAGCTGATTGCGGCCATCTCTCGGCGCAAACCGTCACGTCATTAAGCTACCCGATATTACGACAACTCGCATGGCTTGACGGCGTCGGAGGTGACGGCGACACATCAATAACCATCAACGCCATCAACGGGGACACCATTACCGCCGACGTGCCGAACGCGGACGTGCTCAAAACGCTGATATCCCATGACATTCCGACGTATGCGTTGCAACGCCGCGCAATCGACGCGCAACGCGCCGCCACTTACAATGTCGCCGTAAGTCAGGCACGGCAAAACGCCACGCTGACATATGAAAACGGCGCGCGCTCGGCCAATGTCAGTCAGGCAAACACGTATCGTAGCAGTGCGGCGGCGGTGTCGAACACCGCACGCGCGAATCAACGTGACATAGCGATAAAAAACGAGTCCAATAGTGTGCGGTCGGATAATCTCACATACTCGAACACACGCCAAACCGCTGACTTGAGCACTAGCACGGCCAAAATCAACCGTGATGTAAGTGATGATAATACACTGCAAAATAAAGCTTTTGTAGAGGGCACCCAAACACAGGCAATAACAAGCGTGGCAAGCGCGATAGGCACAATGGCGGGGGCCGCGCTGGTAATCGGCACCGGCGGCGCGGCCGCACCGGCGGTGGCCGGCGCAATGGCAATCGGCGGCGCGGCACTTCAAGGCTACAACACCGGTATTGCAATCACTAACAGTCAAGAACTCAACGCAACATCCAATTATGTTGCAAGTGATAAAGCGAAAACCGCAATACAGTCCAACACCGAGCAAACGCAACATGCCATAACACAGGCCACCGCCGTGACCAGTCGCGCGAACACGCAAGCCGACCGCGTTACCGAGTACAGCACAAGCGCGGCCACCGACATGACCGCCACAAGCACGGGCACGGCCAACACTAACGCGGGCGCGTCACGTGGTCTGACGGTTGACAACGCCAAACGAATCATGATGAACGCGCGCGACAACACGAATGCGTCATGGCGCGACATGCTCAACCATCCAGCGCAACCAGTCGGCGCGTATGGCGGCGACAATTTCAGGCAGGCCGCTGGGCTTGACACCATGACCGTGAAAATAGTCACGGAAGATAACGGCGCGATAGCGGCGGCGGGTGATTACATGCTACGCTACGGGATAGCAAGCAACAAACTCTACAACAAACCGACGCTGACGACGTGCAAGCATTACACGTATTGGCAGACCGCCGACATATGGACGATATGCCCATTGGCGCAAAACGAGCAATTGCAGACAATAAAGGATATTTTCAATACCGGTGTTACAATATGGAGCAGACCCGAGGAAGTCGGGGGCGACTTCGTACACGACAATCTATAAGGTGAAAAATATATGGGACGCAAACGTACACATAAAAGACCATTGACCCGCGCGGAACTGGGAGAACGCGGCGCACCGGTATGGCAACAGTCCGAGGCGCTTAACTCGCAAGCGTATTCGATGGCATACTCGCAAATGTTGAATATCGCGTTATCACGGTTCAAATGGTTGAATCTGCCGAAAACTTGTGATGCATGGTTTTTGGAATACAATCTATTGTATTTTGGTTACGCGACAATCGCATACCCGCATAGCAAGCCCGGCGTGTTTTTCAGCACACAGGCGGTCACAACATCGAATTTCAACGTGTATTACAAGCCGAAAAAATGGGATAGCTACGGCATCAACGGTTGGCGTTTCCCGGTCAACAACTCAAACGGTGTTTTCATCTACGCCAACCGCGCCCGCACGCCGCTCATTCCGACCATTGAGTTTTTCGCGCATGAAATAGAAGACTTGTACATGACGCGACGGCAAAATCGCTTCAACCAGAAAACACCGTTTATTTTGGAGGTTCCAGCCGGACAGCAAACGGCAGGCATCAACGTTATCAAGCAAATCAGCGGCGGTGAAATGGCAATCATGGCGACACCCGGTTTCACCGATTCCATGAAAGCCAACGTGCTGAAAACCAACGTCGAATATATCGGAATGGAATTACAAAACGACATACAAAACACGTGGAACTCATTCTATCAAGCGCTAGGCATCAAAAACCTCCCCTTGAAAATGGAACGGCAGACCGCCGACGAAATACAGGACTACGGCGAACCGACCGACCTACGCGCGCTCAGCGAACTGGAGGAACGCCGCGCCGCCTGCGATATACTCAACACAAGATTTCAAAAATACCTCAAGGAACCGATACAAGTCGTGTGGAACGAAGACAACATCTCACGCAATTATGATTATTTGAACAACCTTGAAAGATTGGCCGGTGATGATAATGCAGAATGACATAGACAGCTACCAGCCGTGCGAATCACGCGACGAATTTCATGGCATGATGACGTACACGTTCGGAGAACTACTTGACGTGCCGGGCGGTGTTGACTGGGATAATGCCGCATGGTCATGGCGGGACGTTGCCTATGATGACACGCAATACACGCGCTGTTGCAAGAAAATCGAAAACCGTTTCTACGACCGGGAATTAGGCGTTATGCCGCCGTCAAGATGGCGGCGGCACTTCCTACGGCTCATACAAGAAATCATGCCGACATTACGCCCACTATACGCGCTTACAGATAAAAACCCTGACATAATACTCAGTGATAACGACACATGGCACAAAATGCGAACCGTCTTCAGCGATTTTCCCGCCACGCAATTAGCCGAAAATCAGGACTACGCAAGCAACGCAACCGACAATCAATACGAGACAATAACCAACGGTAACTTTATGGATAAAGTCAATCGCATACGCAACAGCGAATATGTCGATATTGACGTATTGTTACTCGACCATCTAGAATCATGTTTTAGCCCGTTATGGACTGTCAACATAAACAATCACTAGTGAGGTGATTTCATGGACGCCAATACATTAGCCCGCGTCGAAAACGAATATTTCAAACTTACCGAAGCCATCAACAAACTAGGTGATTATCTATTGAAACAAATGAACAAAAAGAAAACGCTGACAGATAATCACTATAAATTGTTGCTAAAACAATACGCCATCATGCTACAATACGCCGACGTTTTGGCGCAACGAATTCACCTCGCAAGGAAGGAAAAATAATGTTTCCATATCTACCGTTTTTCTCGGTATGGCCGTACACGCCCGCTATACCCGCGTTTTACTGGAACGCCAAAAGTCAAGAGGAAATAATAAAACACATTGCGTGTGAAATCGACCACATAACGGCATATCTTGACGAAATCGTAACCGACATAAACAAAACACTAAACGATTATGACACAAGAATAAAAAACATTGAAGCGCACCTAAACGATTATGCAATCGCCATAGCGCAAATACAAGAACAAATCGACCACATAGGAGACACACAACTAGTATGGAACGTCACAAAAGGCGAATACACTGACAGTAAAACAGCAGTACGAGACCTATACCGCGAACTAGCGGTGTACGGCGCACGAGTCACGCAAATAGCCGATATCAACACCGGCAAACTATCCGAGCACCGGACCGACGAAACATCCGCAATCGGCAATCTCACCATATTCGATGACACCACACCACGTGTCACTAATCCAACCACCGGCGATAAATACCCGCCACTTTCATGAAAGGAACATCATGGCTAACACTACAAATTATGCACTGGAAAAGTACGAAGCGGAAAATCCTGCAAATCTACTTGACCAATACAACGGGTCAATGGATAAAATCGACGCGGCAATAAAAAGCGTCAGCGATAAAGCAGACTTAGCGATAAACAATAAAGTACTACCGGCCGGCATAGTCACATTCATAACCGCACTAGGTCTAACCGAGGCTAACGCAAAAACACTTGGAACAATTCTCAACCACATATTAAACCGTACCGGAACGGAAACATTTACCGTTACCGACCTCAGCACCCTCAAAAAAACCGCAGAAGGCTATCCAATTCCACCGGCCAAGTAAGGACATACCATCATGGCAACAGAAACCCCGTTCTATCATCTGCCACTATACGAAAGCGGCGACCTAGCCGACCTACGTGATGGATACAACGCCGCAATGCGTATCCTAGACCGCGTAATACATCAACTAAAAGTACAAGAAGAAATAAATCATCCGACAAACCTCAGAAAGGACAACTAACATGACCGACTACACAACTAACTTCAATCTCGAAAAATATCAAACCGGCGACGCGGCCAACCTCAATGACCAATACAACGCGTCAATGGATATTATCGACGAGAATCTATACAAAATCAACACTAACGCGAACACTGCGGGCGGTAAAGCCACGCAAGCACTCGAAACAGCACAAAACAACAACAAAAATCTTACAGCATTAGGCGTAACCGACACCGAAACCGCAACACAACTCAAAACCAAAATAGACAACACAGCCGAAACAGCACAAAACAACAAATCAAATCTAAACGCGCTAGGCGTAAACAGTGTTGATGACGCAACCAATCTCAAAAATAAAATAAACAAAAACAGTCAAGACATAAGCAAAAACAGTCAAGACATAAGCAAAAACAGTCAAGACATAAGCAAAAACAGTCAAGCCATAAGCACAATAAACACCACCATAAACAACTACCAATACAATAGCGGATATATGGTAACATTCGGCGACTCTTACGCAGACGCAACCACACCGCAAAACACATGGCCGTACTGGCTACACCAATACATCCCAACACTAACACTCAAAAACTACGCAGTCAGCGGCGCGGGATTCAACGTAGACACACGAACATTCATAAAACAAATAAACAACGCAAACACAGACAACACACTAGACAAAAACAAAGTAAAACTAGCCGTACTAGCGGGCGGCCGAAACGACATACTGGATTACAATACCGCTAAGACAAAAATACAAGAATGCGTAAACCGAATGATAACAATATTCCCGAACGCACGAATCATAATAGTACCAATGTTATATGATGCTGGCTATATAGACGGCAACGGACGAGATAAACTAGCCGGACTCACAAACGGTGCCGAAGCGATTACCACTCACACGCCAAACACCGAAACACTAAAATTCGCCTACCTATGGCTAAAAGGCGAAACAAACTTAATAGGCTCAGACAAAATACACCCAAACCAACTAGGCGCACAAACCATGGCAAAATACATATACGACGGCGCATACGACAATTACACACCACGTCAAGCTATGATAGATACCGTGTTCGGTGACGCAAAAGGGTTCATAACCCTACAAGACGGCATAGTAACATACGACGTAATGGGAACCGTCAGCAACATAGGAGCCGGACAAGGCCGCACACTCCCCGGATGGGCTAGCACATGGCACAACGTATGGGTATGGGGCGTAAGCGCTGGAAACACCACCACACCACGCTTATACCAATTTCTAGGTACAAGCGTATCCATGATGAACTACGCCGGACAAACAGGCAACATGAGCGTACACGCCACATGGACAGCATAAAATAATATGAAAACATAAAAACCCCGCATTATATGCGGGGTTTTTTCATTTAAACAATTATGTCAGTCACCATACATAATCATAAATTGAGACATCATAACAACCAACACCATTTTTAACACCACAACACACGAAATCAAAATCACAATCACCATAAGCATAATCAAGAACCCTAGTAAGA